TTGATAACATCGTGATAGCCAGTCTTAAGGTTGCCACCCCATGCCACAATTGCCTGTTTCATGTAACCATTTATGCCCGCACTCAGTACAAACATAGTAGCTTTCCTCGGTGCCACGACCATGCAGGCTTATGTATTCTCCTTGTTCTTCATGGATGTACCTCATACACTCTAAAGGCGGTTGACGCCGCCCTCTTGGCTGTTTTTCACATACTCGACATGTCATAAGAACCCCACATAAAACAGTGAAGCGTATACGATAGCACGACATTTTTAATTTATCATAGCGTGGTATTGATTAACTACTCTCCGTCACGGTAGTGCTGGCACTGGTGCGGTGATTCCAACGCTCTATAGCATCGTCATGGTCACCAATCGGGCCACGGGATCCACACGACAAGCAGAGGACCTGCCATCCGAGAAGGCTGGAGCGGTGCTGCAACTGCACGTTTCCATGTCCGTGCACACCGCAGAAAGGACATGGCTTCAGTTCATTCGCTGGCATCACGCACCTCCTCTATTTATCGAGCGCGCAGTTGTAATCATTGTGGGTAAGCAACAGCCAATTATGGCCATCGTCTTTTGAAAGTAAGCGCCAGCGTTTGTTTACCCGAAGGGTCAGGTATTTCTTGCCATAGGATTTTTTGGGGAATAATCGACCTGCGCGGAACTGTTTTAATTTCTCCAGCGCCTTCGCAGTAATCCACAAAGGCGCATTATTCAGGTTGATGCTCATTGCTGGTGGCCTTCATTGCGATAATCATTTATTATCTGCATGACCTCGTCTTTAACGCCTTTGGCTAACATCAGTGAATCGGTATCGCCTTGCACGATTGGCACAGCATCAAACAATAGTTCCAGCATTCGACGGGCTTTCTTGGCGCTGAATTGTGGCTGGGCGACGCTCTTAGTGATTTTTTTCTTGCCGGACTCTTCGGCCTTTTTCATTAAGCGCGCGGCTTCACGGTCGGCATATACACCATGCTCGCGGTTAATTTGAATAGCCAGGGCATAGTTAATGGAACCAGCGCGCACCAGGCTCTTGATGTAGGGGCTGCATTCCTGCAATTGCAGGTGCTGGAGGATATCGGACTCGGAGCGTTTAACTTTCTTTGCGATCTCCGCGTTAGTCCAGCCCTGATTTACCAGCCGTTGATAGGCCGCGCCACGTTCGATAGGGGTAAGTGCCAGACCTTGCGAACTGGTGACCATGAAGGCGATTTTATCGGCCTCAGTACCCACAAAATCCTTACACTCAAGACGCATTACTTCATGGCCAGCTTCACTTGCCAACAGCGCACCGTGGAAGCGGTGGTGACCGTCGATAACCTTCACGCCTTGCTCAGTCACTTCAACTGCCAGCGGTGGTATATATTCCCCCGCAATAAACGCATCCCTAAACTCTTCAACGTGCGCCTGATTTAATTCGCGAACGTTATAGCCATCTTCAGCATAAATTTCACTGAGTGGAACCAGAAACGTTTTGCGGGTAGTGATATCTGAACCGATGCTTTCTTTTGCAGAATAACGCTGACTTAAAGTTGCCATAATTATCTTCCATTCTGAGGGGGTGAAAATGCTTCACTATGCGCCACACACGGTGACGCATAAGACTGCACTTTTATTTAATTGAGCCTTCATAAACCGGGATGTTTTCAAGCTGGTTTTCCAGGTCTACGACGATCTCAGTAAAAGCGTGCTCAACGATTTTTTTCGGTTCGATAAGTTCGTACCAAAGTGCTAAGCCGCCGTCTTTCAGGCGGTAGCGGATACGGGCTTCAACCTGGTAAGGCGCGCCGTTATGGAATGGTGCGATAGCCAGGCTGATTTTTTCCGGCAGGGAGGTATTACCGCTCCCCGATTTTTCATCGCTATAGCTCATTTGGAACGTGCCATCTTGCAGGCGACGCACCGATTTGAATTCAGCTTTACGGGTTTCTTGGAACGCCAGCACCATTTCCAACAACGCCGTACCAGATGGGCCTTTGTAGTCATCACTGATCGGCGCTATGTCGTGGATGTGGTTTTCGAGGAACTCTGCAAAGTCCGTCTGGTTCATCGCGCGGCTGTCACGTTCGGCCCACGCTTGCCACTCATCGGAATACGGGCAATCGTAAACAGCACGATGATTAGCCCACTCAGCGGAATTTGGGGCCGAGTGGTAATCCAGAACCGCTTCGATACGGGTTGCTGTTTTATCGGCGAAAATTGCTGTGCGCTCGTCGGAAAACTTTTTAACGTAGGCAATCAGTGAAGATGCTGAAATGAGCTTGACCGCCTGGCGAATTAAGGACGGCTGAAGTTGATAACTCTCCAGAGATTTGACGTTATGATCATTAGGCACAACAGCTACTGGAATATCCGTTTTCGGCGTGAACGCGGTCAGTGCCAATTCCTGAATTTCGCGTACTGAGCCATTAGCGAGGCTTGCAAGTTCTTGCATGCTATTTTCCTTAATTAATATTAACGTTGCTGGCTAAATTAATTAGCCGTGGGCTTGCAGCTTAATAGGCGCTGCGGCGGGGGCTGTATCAATGACTTTCAAATCCATTTGCACTTGAGATGGATCATCACGCATTAAATCGCCATCGGCGGTTGAGAACATAATGGTGTCAGCCCGATCCAGTTCAGGAATGGATTTCTTGATGTTCGGGGTGATTTTCATCGTGTTTTCGTCGCGGCTGTTCAACATCTGGCAATTAAGCGTCAAAGTAACAGCGCCTTTCTTGCCGGTTTCGCGAACCATTTTAATAACCTCGGCCAGAGCTTCGGTAAGCTCCTGGTCTAAGGTGCCTTTGTTGATATAAGCCAGCTGCTGGCTAAAGGGAGTGCATTTGCTTTCAGACATACTATTTCTCCTCGTCACATACAGAGAAGAACTCGGGCCGGGTGACGCCCTCCACGGTTAAATGGATGCCTGAATTCTTCTCTCTATGAAAAAGGGCGGCTCGCCTACGAACATTATCTTCATCCTCCTTTGGGTTGGTTGAAGCTCGGCGGCCGCCAAAGACTACACACGGTAAGTTTTTAGAGCGGGTAGCCTTTCTGGCAGAGGATTTTCACCAGGCGGGTAAAGAAGGTGAGGCGAACGGCCTGCACGGATGGGACAACGCGCATACCGTCTACAACGATTGTGTTAGCATTGTGGTTGATCATGTTGAATCTCCGTTCTACTGGTCATGCCCCGGCAAAGATTGGCGTCTGCAGCCGGGGCTATTTATTTCAGAAGTACCAGCGGGCGTAGCTATTCAGCAGGCTGGCTTTATTGCAATGGCCATAAGCCTTGAATGCTCGGCGACGCTGTGAGCGCAATTCCCGGCGTGCTCGGCGGCGAATGCGGTTAGTCAAAACAATTTTGCGCATAGATAGTCCTGCTATTGCACCCCGTACGGCGCGGTGGGTGTTAGCTGGCCAGCCACTCGTCATAGGTTTTCAGCGGCTTTCCGGTCATAAATTCATTGCCTTTACCATCATCAGCGCAGGCAAGGTAAATCTGATATTCGCTGTCGTTGTCGCCGCGCGCTTTAGTCTGCCAATTCGCGTTTTGTTCGAGTTGCATCATGTAACCCTCTGTTGTAGTGGTTTTATGACTACCGCCCCAAACTGGCAGCGGCAGGGTAAATCCACTCTTTCCCTAAAGAACGTTACCGGTCGATCCCTCTCGGGGCCGGGGAGTGATTGCATCGCTCACCCCTTGGCGTGTTGCCTGTTGGCTTCCTGCCGTTCCCGTAACGTTTGCGGCGGTGTTTTGCTGGTGGCGTTCCGGGTTGATGGGGTAACAATACTTGCGGTATTAAAACAAATCAATACTCCAGGTATTCAAAATAATATGAAAGATATTATTGTGTTGATTTAAAAGGTGATTTAGTTGGAAATTTTTTTATGACCGCTGCGAAGGATAGTTGGATAGGTTGATGAAATTTAAGCGGTAGGGAACGTGGAAGGGTGATAAAAGGCCGCTTTAGCGACCTTCTTTTAGACTAACCGCATCATGGTCTGAATCGCGACGCCGATAATCTTGCAATTGCCGTTGATCTCTTTCATCGGCCATGCAGGGTTCAGACCTTTAAGGTATTTTTGCCCGCCGTCGATGATGAGTTTTTTGAATGTTGCTTCATTGGCGTCAACCATCTTGGCTATAACAAGGCTACCGTTGACGGCATCACGACCCGTATCTATTAGGACTAATGTTCCCTCAGGAATACTGATTCCTGTAGGCGCGGTCATAGAATCACCATCGACACGCAGCCAGAACGCTTTACCGAAAACTTTTGCATCAGACTCGAACCATTCATCTATCTCATCGATAGTGTATGGCTCCATTGCTTCTGCCCAAGCTCCCGCTTGAACCCAACTGATCAGCGGATACTCCCTGCCTTTTTTATAAGGCCCAGCAAATTTAACGTTTGAGGTCTCATGCGCTAACATCCGCTGCGCCTCACCCTCTAATGTGGGACTGAAATCGGCGATTGACACTTGCAGGATTTTTGCAAAGGATGCCGCCACAGACAGGTTTAGCGCATTACGCCCATTGAGGTAATGACCTACAGCACCTTGAGTAATATCAAGAGCATCAGCTATATGCTGTTGGGTTAAACCCAGTTCTTTCTTCTTGGACTCGTACAAAGCTTTCAGACGCTTAGCATCTTCGAGCTGTTCCGTCGTCAAAACCTTTTTCTTTTCCATCCCCAGATTCTAATACCTATGTTATTAAAAAATGAAATACCACAGGTATTGACCATTTAAATACTTGAGGTATTATTGCCAGCAGTTGCAATCACAAGGGACTCACAATGGAAAAGAAATCTCTTGCTGATTACGTCAAAGAGAACGGACAGGCAAAAGCAGCAGATGCTATCGGCGTTCATCAGACAGCGATCAGCAAAGCAATCCGAACGAATCGGAGAATTTTCGTAACCACTCTTCCCGATGGGAAGGTTGAAGCTGAGGAGTTACGGCCATTCCCTAGCGCGAAAGCTTCGGTGGAACACATCGCCGGTGGCTGAGAACAGGATTATCAATCAGCCAAAAATTTAAAGTAACCACAGCCCGAGGAGTACAACTGTGTCACAGCAAAAAGCGCCGGAATGGCAGGCAGAAAAACAGCCTGAATGGGTGGTCAATTCCGCCCGAAAAATCATCACTGGTCTGCCTGGTGGCTATGCTGAGGCCGCACAGTGGCTGGGGGTTACGGAAGACGCGCTGTTTAACCGCCTTCGCCCAAACAGCAATCAAATTTTCCCGATCGGCTGGTTCATGGTTTTACAGCAGGCTGGTGGCAACACCCACTTTGCCGACGCTGTATCCCGCCAGTCTCGCAGCGTGAACGTGCGTCTGCCCGAGGTTGAAGACGTCGATCGAGACGACATCAACGCCAAGCTGATGGAAGCGATTGAGTACATCGGCAAGCACTCCGAACTTGTCCGCAAATTTACCGAAGACGGCGAGATAGACGCCGCTGAGCGTAAAGCGCTGGACGCCAATACCTACCGCCTGATCGCGACGTTCCAGGAGCACATCCTGTTGCTCTATAGCGTGTTCTGCCCGGCGGAAGTAACCCCAATCCACACAGCGAAGTGGCGCGCTCCTATGCCGTAGGGACTGCTGTATTTCACAACCGGAGGGTAAGCGTATGCAGCCTGCATCGTTTGTTCGAACCGCCATGCCTGCGGTGTATTGCCGCGAGGATGCCGCATGGATTCAAGACCAGCTCGGTAAGTTACCGCACGGGCAGCGCGGGAAGATTGCGCACGCCTACGAGGAGGCTTACCGCACAGCGTTTGACGCCGAGGAGGTTTCTTACCGGCAGGAGAACGCAGGCCGCAAAGCGGCTAACACGCGCCTGCGGCTGTACGTCGAGCGGTATTCACGGGCAGGCCAGGGCATGACAACCGCGCCACCGCTGGTGGGGCAAAACAGGGTAGCGGCATAAATTTTTTAGCCGGTGTTTTTTTAAACGGGGGAGAGGGGAAGGGTAAGAGGGGGGAAAGGGGGGTGATCGGGTTGGGGTGTGGGGGAAGGAACGGGCTTTACCAGAGAGAAGATCTTTAAGGGATCGAGTGTTTAAAAACGCCAAACGGACATTTAGACGGCTAGACGATTAAACGAGGAGATAACGATGACGCTTACAATCCAGCCACGCGAAAAACAGATAGTTGCACTGAACATGCTGCGCGCGGCGTGGAAGCAATACGCCTCGTTCATGATGTACGCCCCGGTCGGGTTCGGCAAAACCGCAATCGCGGCGCTGATCGCCAGCGGGTTCATCAGCCGCAACATGCGCATAATGTTTGTGGCCCCGTATACCGTCCTGCTCGATCAAACCGCCACGCGTTTTATTGAGTACGGCTTGCCAGCCGAGGAGATCGGCTACATCTGGCGCGACCATCCGGCCTATGACCCGAGCCGCCTTATTCAAATCGCATCAGCCGATACGCTGATCCGCCGCGACTTCCCCGACAACATCGATCTGCTGATCATCGATGAGGCGCACCTGAAGCGCAAAAAAATGCTGGAATTCATCGACGAGCTGACCGCTAAAGGCGTGAAAGTGATCGGGTTGTCCGGTACTCCGTTCTCGGCCTGGCTGGGGACGTATTACCAGAAGCTGATCAAGCCGACGACGATGAAAGAGCTGATCGCTATCGGCGCGCTGAGCAAATACGAGTTTTACGCCCCATCGCATCCTGACCTGAGCAAAGTAGAAACGTCAGAGCAAGCAGGCTATGGCCGCGACTACAAAGAACAGCAGGCTGCAGATGTGATGAGCGACCCGACGCTGGTGGGCGATATCGTTAAGAACTGGCTGGAAAACGGGGAAGATCGCCCGACCATCTGTTTTTGCGTCAACGTGGCCCACGCAAATTACGTGACCGTCGAATTCAGCAAAGCGGGTGTGACCGTTGAAGTGATGACGGCGGCAACGCCACACGAAGACCGCCAGATGACGATCCGCCGCTTCGAGCAGGGCATCACGAAGATCATCATCAACGTCGGCGTGCTTGTGGCCGGTTTTGATAGCGATGTCCGCTGCATCATCTACGCCCGTCCGACGAAATCAGAAATCCGCTGGCTGCAATGTCTTGGCCGTGGCCTGCGTACTGCGCCCGGTAAAGATCACTGCCTCATCTTCGATCACACCGGCACCGTGCATAAGCTCGGTTATCCCGACGATATCGAATATGACTACCTGCCTGCCAGTTCTGACGGGATGGAGAAAACGCCCGCGCGCGTGGTTAAGACTGACCAGCCTGAGCGCCTGCCGAAAGAATGCACCCAATGCCACTACGTGAAACCGGTCGGCGTCTACATCTGCCCGAAATGCGGCTTCAAGCCGATCGCTGGCGAGGACGTAGAAACCGATAAATCACGCGGCCTGAAAAAAGTGAAGCAAGCCAAGGAGGTTGTCACCAAAGAAGTGAAACAAGCCTGGTGGAGTCAAATCATCTACTACCAACGCATGCGCGCCGCCCAGGGCAAACCGGTTAGTGACGGCTGGTGCTCGCATGTCTACCGCAAGAAATTCGGGGTATGGCCGCAAGGGCTGTATCACGCACCGATGGCCATCACACCAGTTGTGAGCAATTTCATCAAATCAACGCAGATCGCCTACGCAAAATCTAAGCAAAACGAAGGGAAAGCCGCATGAATACCAAACAGGCAGCTATCGGCCATTGGCCGAAAATATTCGAGTTTTACGGCCTCCCCCCGGTAACTGGGAAAAAACATTTTAAGGGTGAATGCCCGCTGTGTGGCCGCAAGGGCAAATATCGTTGCGACGACAAGAACGGCACCGGTTCTTACATCTGCGCATGCGGCGCGGGTGACGGTTGGGCGCTGCTGACCGGGGCAACCGGCAAGGACTTTAAAACGCTGGCGGCAGAGGTCGATAAGCTGATTGGCCGCGTCTACTCGCCGGAAGAGGGTTATCAAGCTGGTGGCCCTTCATCTGGCATAGCCTCGCAACGCCAGCGCGTGAGCTGCAAGTTTGCATCGCTGACCAGCCTGAAAGGCACCGGCGCAGACCGTTACCTGAAGCGGCGCGGCATCACCAGTCTGCCACAAGACAACGTGCGCTACTGCGACCGGCAACGCGCGGCGGGTGGCGAATACCAATCCATCTATGCGCTGGCAACGGACGACAAAGGCGAACTGTGCTACCTGCACCGCACCCTGCTCGACGGGGACAAAAAAGCCACGGTAACTGGCGCGCCGAAAAAAATGATGAAGCTGCAAGAGGACAGCTATCTGGAGCACGCCAGCTCGGTCGCTATCCGCATGTTCCCACCGTCCACCACGCTGGGCATCGCTGAGGGAATCGAAACCGCGCTGTCCTGCCATCAAATCACGCAATGCAACACCTGGGCGACGCTGAACACCACCTTCATGAAGAAGTTCCGCGTACCGCGTGGAGTGCAACGCCTGATCATCTTTGCCGACGCAGACAAGAACGCATCCGGCCACGCTGCGGCGTTTGAGTGCGCCCGCGCCAATCTGCTGGCAAAGAACGATCTGCAACAAGTCTCAGTGCGCTGGCCGAAATCCGGCGACTTTAACGATCTGCTGCTTAACGGCTCAGAGGTCTACGAGTGGGTATTCCACCGCGAGGAAAACAATGAAAAAACCAACTAAGCCGAAGCTGTACAAGGCGAAAAAGTGCGCCCAATGCGGTGAAACGTTCACGCCGGTGAAGTACCTGCAAAAGGTCTGTGGCCCGCTCTGCGCTATCGCATACCAGCGTGACGCACGTAATCGCCAGGCGGAAAGGGAACGCAAGGACAAGCTGAAAATTCGCAAACTGGCCGTTAAGCCGCTGCGCTACTTCATCAACCAGGCGCAGACCGAATTTAACGCCTACATCCGCGAGCGCGACGCCGCCGAGCCATGCATCAGCTGTGGGCGCTACCACACAGGCCAATATCACGCCGGGCATTACCGCACCGTCGGGAGTCATCCGGAGCTGCGCTTTGATGAAGATAACTGCCACAAGCAGTGCTCGGTCTGCAACAACTTCAAATCCGCGAACCTGAGCGAGTACCGCCCTAACCTGATAGCCAAGATAGGCCAGGCACGTTTTGACCGGTTAATGGGGCCACCGCCGAAAGTCGGCAAGCTGGGCCGCAGTGACTATGAGCGCATCCGCGACACGTATAAAGCCAAACGCAAAGCATTGAAGCAGGAGAAGGCAGCATGATGACCCCAAAACAGAAACGAGAAATCAAACACAACGCCTGGGCGACTGTTGCCGGTGTTCCTCGCAAGAAATACCTGGGCAAGTACCAGCGCCTGACCCGGCTGCAAACATTGTGGATCACCTCGCTGCTGAACGCCTGGGGCGATATGTACGGCGGCAACACCGATGGGAAGTTGAAGTGCAGCGGCGGCAGCGGTGTATGGGGGCAAATTGTGCCTGAGCAGTGGGACGACGAAAGCGCGGCTCGAATCGTAAAAGTGCTAGGCGACCTGCGCAAACTTGGGTATCGCGGGGAAGAGCAGTTGAAGAAGGCGACCACAATTCTTTGGCCGCACCGCTCGCTTGAGTCGATGCTGGTGGCTGCTGACGCTGGCGAGGAATGCGACTTCATGGAAAAAGCGGTGCTGGCGTCGATGAAGCACGATAACCCGGTCTACATCATCGGCAAGCTGTTCTACACGGGCCGGAACAATACGGTCTCGGTGCTGGGGCGCTATATGCAAAATCATTACGCGCCTTGGCTGACCCGCGATCAGGCTGATGATCGGGTGCGCTGGTGCATTGAGATATTCAATTCTGCGGTGTTCGTCGCCGTTCGTGCTGCTAACTGCATCGAAAATGAAGAAAAATGCAAAAATAGCTTGAAAATAGCCAGAGAAACTGCATAATACAGGTATGCTTTCGCGAAGCTGTACCATCAAGCGATGCAACAAAATGACCCGCCACTGAGCGGGTTTTCTATTTAGGAGTGAAAGATGGATGAGGTGCTAGGATTGGTACTTATCCATACCAAAGGCGTTGTACAGAGTTACAACAAACAAAGTCGCATGGATTGTCGATTAGTTGTTGATAACATGCTTACACATGCGTATTATTCTGCGCCGTCGTTACTGCTTAAATTTACCAAGTGGTAATAGTTTTCGGTTGTAACCCCAATAATTTTTGTGTACGTTGTTAATGCACTCGCAAGATGTGAGTCGCTAAGGATGAATCTTAATGAACAACATTCAGCCAATCGTTGTGTACACAATGGCCTTCCTCGTCGTCCCTGTTTGGGGGATTTGGTTACTTTCGCTCATTAAGTAACCATTCAATCAGCTAACCTTATAATTTATGAAGACCTTGCCACTGATTAGTGGCTAAAATGCTTGTTGGTTCCAGCGGCGCGGCTGCACGCTGGGTGATATCAACAGGTAAGAAGGTGGTGGGTATAGCTGACAAAGACAACAATGCTTCTGGTGTAAAGGTGTGGATTCTGACAGGCATGGTCGGTGTGACGATGGCCGTCGTAGCGTTTTTTGGTAATCGGCTGGTTAACACCGTCGACACAACTGAAAGCGCAATCTACTCGGTGAAAGAAGTGCAAGCAGCGCAAGGTGAAGCTCTGAAAGGTCTCCAGCGTGACCAGGAACGATCCGAACGTGAGGCCGAAGAACTTAAAAAAGAAGTTGGCCGCTTGAAAGATGAAAACGCTGTGTTGAAAGGAAGGCTGAACATTCCGCTGACCCTAAACTCTACTAAGGCTGCCTCCGGGCAGCTTTTTTTATGGAAAAATTAAAGCGAAGCCTCATCCAACATTAACCGGTGTCCCAACTGAGGGGTTGTGTCGGCAGCGGGGTGATGGGGCTTCGCCTTAATGTTTGTGAAGTGGGCGGCGGAGAGGGTGAGGTAACACCCCGTCCGCCAGGTGCTCATGTCAATGGTCACAAGCGAACCTTTGCCCGTGCTGCGAACAGCAGGACGAGCGTATCAACTAAGGGCGCTTATGATTTCAGAAACACGTCTTATCAACGCTGACACAACAGCGTTTATCAAAACCCTGCCGGACAACTCCGTAGACCTGATAGCGACTGACCCGCCTTACTTCCGGGTTAAATCTTGCGATTGGGATAACCAGTGGAAGAACGAGGCCGAGTATCTCGCCTGGCTTGATGCGTTGCTGGTGGAATTCTGGCGGGTGCTGAAACCGAACGGTAGCCTTTACATGTTCTGCGGTAGCCGGTTAGCGTCCGATACTGAGCTGCTGGTGCGTCAACGTTTCGACGTACTGAGCCATATCGTGTGGGCTAAACCCTCGGGGGCTTGGAAGCGACAGCACAAAGAAGGGCTACGGGCTTTCTTCCCATCGACTGAGCGGATCATTTTCGCCGGTCACTATGCCGGGCCGCTGCAACCGAAGGTAGACGGCTTCGCCGCGAAGTGTGGAGAGCTGAAGCAAAACGTCTTTAAGCCGCTGATTGATTATTTCAGAACGGCCCGGCAATCCCTCGGCGTGTCAGCGAAGGAAATCAACGCGGCAACAAAAACGCAGATGTGCAGCCACTGGTTCTCAGAGAGCCAATGGCAGTTGCCAAGCGAAAAGCAGTATCAGGCGCTCCAGGCGTTATTTGACCGCATCGCAAAAGAGCGGCAGCAGGCTGGTGGATTGAATCGGCCCCATCATGAGCTGGTGCGGGAATACCGGACACTGAACCGCGAATATTTGGAATTGTGCCAGGAATACCGATCGCTCCGCCGCCCCTTCACGGTAACGGCAGCGGTTCCCCACACTGACGTTTGGCACTATCCGCCGGTGGCCTTCTACCCTGGCAAGCACCCCTGTGAAAAGCCTGCCGAAATGATGGAGCACATCATCAGCGCCAGTAGCCGCCCCGGTGACGTGGTGGCCGACTTCTTCATGGGTTCTGGCTCAACTATCAAGGCAGCTATCAAGCTGGGCCGTATCGGTCTGGGTGTAGAGCTTGAGACCGAACGGTTCGAACAAACACAACGGGAGATATTCCCGGACAACTGAGCGACCTCGGCATCTGCTGGGGTTTTTTGTTTCTACCACCCGATGATCGGGGAATGCCCCGACAGGGGGAGGATATGAAGATGCCCTGGAAGAATGAACCCAACATCCTATCAATGCTGATTGCGTTCGGCATGACCCTGCTGGGTGCCATTGCGAGCTACTCATTCAAGGTTCTGAACGGCGAGGTGTTCAGCTGGCGAACGCTATTACTGCAGCTTTTCGTCTCCATCTTCGCAGGCTTAACGATGGTTTTGATCGCTCTGCATTATGAATGGCCATCTGAAGTTATGGGCGGTGTAGCAGGCATGGCGGGATGGTCGGGTGCATCGTTGATTAAGGCGCTGGAGCGTCGTTTCCTCAACAAAGCAGGCGATAGCAATGAATATAAGTAAAAACGGCATTGAGCTGATCAAACGGTTCGAGGGCTTGGAGCTGAAAGCGTATCCGGACTCAGTAGGCGTCTGGACTATCGGCTACGGTTGGACGCAAGCGGTAGAAGGTAAAAAGATTGCGCCCGGCATGAGGATCGATCAGGCCACTGCCGACCGGCTACTGAAGTGTGGAGTTGTGCAATATGAACAGGGGGTTAATCAGCTTGTGAAGGTGCGCATCACTCAGGGGCAGTTCGACGCGCTGGTGAGCTTTGCCTACAACCTCGGCCTGCGCTCGCTGAGCACATCCACGCTTCTGAAAAAGCTGAATGCTGGCGATAAGCAAGGCGCAGCAGACCAATTCGGGCGGTGGGTGAATGCTGGAGGTAAACGGCTTGATGGTCTGGTGGCACGCCGTGCAGCAGAACGCGAGATGTTTTTGTCATGAGCACCTCATTCAGCTTCCGCACTATGGCGATCGGCCTGTTGCTGGTGGCGCTGATTGTCGCCGGCAGGCTGGCGTTTTACTTCCATGGCAACGCAGTAATGGCCAGTGAGCAGGTAAAGCAGCAGGAAAAGATGCTGGCGCAGCAGGCAGGGCTGATCACCACACTGCGCGCGGATGACGCCCGTAATCGCGCAATGATGGCAGAACAGCAACGGAGAGAGCAGCAGCTGCGCCAGCAGGGCGAAA